GCGCGGTTCGGAAACTGCTTTGCATTCATGTCAGTCCTCGTACAGATCGGGCCTCAATATCTGGCGGGGGACACCCGTCTCTTTAGATATACGCGACAGATGCTTGAACGGCACTCTATCCCACTTGGAGACTGCTTGAAGGGTAAGACCAAGTTCCCCCGCCAGAGCCTTGAGAGACCCATAGTGCAGGATGACGCTGATCATTTCGGTGGTTCGTTTCCTTGTCATGTTGTGCATTATGGACTATTTTCAACATAAGTCAAATTGTTTGTTGACACGAATCAGGAGGCATGCGAGAAAGAGACACCCTACAACGGGAGAGAAAAATGGAACTAGCCCCAATCACATACGAACTAGACGAACACGAAATGCCGGATCATCTGTTTCTGACCGGCACCTTAGAAATTGAGATCTGCCCTATTGATGAGGCGCCATATATCTGGGCTTTTGACCTGGATGTCTGGAATGAGGGAACGCAGCGCAAAGGCAAATATCACTTTGAGCTGGGCCAGCCTGATAATCACCCCAACGCCAAAAGCCTTCGCGACGATCTTCATCGAGATACCAAGCTGATGGATATTATCTTTGATCAATGCCGCATGGCTGCTGCCGAATAACAGGAACAACACAATGAAAATGTCTGACACAATTGACCAACTTGCTGCCGCACTCTCTATCGCTCAAGGGCAGATTGAGGACGCCACCAAGTCCAGCAAGAACGACTTCTACAAGTCAAAGTACGCCGATCTGGCGTCAGTGCGCGCCGCAGTCCGCCAGCCCTTCGCTGACAACGGGTTGTCGGTAGTGCAGTTCCCCCGCACGGTTCCCGGTGGGGTTGAGGTCGAAACCATGCTTCTCCACTCATCAGGGGAGTTCATGGCTGAGACGCTGTTCATGCCCGTAAAGCATGAGCCGCACCCTATTGGCAGCGGGATCTCCTACGCCCGTCGCTACGCCCTCATGTCCATCGCCAATCTGGCGGCGGATGATGATGATGGCAACGCAGCTCAGACCGCAAAACCCGTGGATCCTGAGGAGGTGCGGACGATAGCTATCCGCGCCAAGAAGGAGGCTGAGAAGGGCCTCGACGCCCTCAACGCTTTCTGGCGCGGGCTTGATGCTGATCAGCGCAAACTCTTAACCCCAGAAGCCTTGAAAGATCTCAAGGCCATCGCAACTGCAGCAGACAAGAAGGATACAGAATAATGGAACTTCACTTTGACGAAGATCAAGCTCAGACCATCATTTCCGCGCTTGTTGAGGCCCTTAATGCCAAGGACGAAAATGCCGGAATGTCCGATTTCTTCATGGATCGGTTGAAGGATCGCATCAAGCGCCAAGAAGAAGAGATTGAAGCTTTGAGGGCAAAGGTCAAAGCCCTGCGCCCCAAGAGGGCTAAGAAGCCCGTTGCTGCCGCCACTCCTGCGCCTGCGAAGCGCGGTCGCGGTCGTCCAAAGAAAGCGGTGAAGTGATGGAACAGCGCTCACCTGAATGGTATGCGGCCCGCCTTGGCAAGGTGACGGCGTCTCGCGTTGCGGACATCGTTGCCAAGACCAAGACCGGCTATAGCACCAGCCGCGCCAACTATATGGCGGAATTGATTTGCGAGCGTTTGACTGGAATGCAGGGGGCTTCCTATTCCAACGCCGCAATGCAGTGGGGGACAGATACTGAACCGATGGCCCGTGCGGCTTACGAGGGGGCTGTAGGCTCTCTTGTCATCGAGACGGGATTTGTCCCCCACGGTTCCATCTCCATGGCGGGGGCATCTCCAGATGGGCTCATTGGTGACGATGGGCTCGTCGAGATTAAATGTCCAATAACTGCCACCCATATCGACACCCTTTTGGGGCAATCCGTGCCTGGCCGTTATGTCACTCAGATGCAGTGGCAGATGGCTTGCACGGGCCGCAAATGGTGCGATTTCGTATCCTATGACCCCCGCATGCCTGAGAAGATGCAACTCTTCATCAAGCGCGTAGATCGCGACAATGCCGCAATCGCAGAGCTTGAGCGAGAAGTTGTGAACTTTCTCAATGAACTGGAGAGCAAGATTGCTCAACTGAAGGAGAAGACCGATGGCGTTTGAGCAGAAAGATAACAGCGGGGCTATCTTTAAGAACAAGAACCCCAAAAGCGACAAGTCTCCGCCTCTGACGGGCAACGCCCTCATTGGCGGGGTCGAGTACTGGGTCAGCGCCTGGTCCAAGACTGACAAGAACGGCGAGAAGTGGATTAGCTTTGCGGTTAGTCCGAAGAACCCCACTGGCGGTCAGCGCCAGAGCGGGAAAAAAGATGATCTTGATATTTCAAAAATAGTTGACGACGATATCCCTTTTGATTAACCTCTGGATGGAAGCCCAACCATTCAGAGGTCGTCATGGGAAACAAGATTTGCCGCAAATGCGGCGATGATAAGCCAATAACTGAGTTTTACGTACACAAGCAGATGGCAGATGGATATCTAAACATTTGTAAAGTTTGCGTAAAACTCAGGGTTAAAAAGCATAGGAGTGAAAATGATTCTGTTCGCGAGTATGATCGTCGCAGATATTGGGAAGATCCTGCGCGAATGGAATATGCAAAAAAACAACGCAAAGAATGGTATGCCAATAATAAAGAGAGAGCTTTTGAAAATGCCAAAAAGCAAATAAAGAAAAACCCCGAAAAAAGGAGAGCCCATAATATGGTTTCAAATGCAATAAGAAGCGGAAAGTTGTTAAAGCAACCATGCAAAATATGCGGAGCCACGGCACATGCACATCATGATGATTATGCAAAACCATTAGAAGTTATATGGCTATGCCCAACTCATCATATGAGGCTACATCACGGAATAGATAAGGAATGACACATGGACAGCAATCTACCGCTTTCTGAACAGTACCGAGTTGTCGCGAAAGCATATGTGGATGCTGATTCCGCTGCGTCTCTTCTTGAGGAAACCAAAAGCGCTGTGCTGGCCCGCATGATGCTCTCTCTGGGAGACATGCCGGTCAGCCGCGCCGAGATGCAGACCAAGGCTTCGCCCGAATGGAATGAGTTTGTCACCAACATGGTGAAAGCTCGCGAGAAGGCAGCGTTCCTTAAGGTGAAGCTCGAATACATCCGCATGAAATTTAATGAATGGCAATCTATAGAAGCGTCAAAACGCGCAGAAATGAGGCTCTAATGGAAAACCTACAAGACGCCGCAGACATCATGGTCAAAACATCTGAGAAGATTGAAAAAATCCTCCAAAAGATTGAACCGCCAACGGCGAATGCAGTCATCAATTTTGTCTTTTTGAGGATGGTTTTGAGCCAAGACCAAGGACCAGTTATCGCAAAGGCTATGGCTGCTACGTTCTTAAACAACGTGATAAACAGTATTGATGCCTATTACTACGGCAAAGATGATGATGAGTCGGTTCACTGATGAAGCGCGTTCGCATAACAACCAAGATGCGGGCTGATATCTTCTTGCGGCATGATGGTCTGTGTCACATGTGCAGCATGAAAGTGTTGCCCGGCCAGGAATGGGACGTTAGCCATGAGATCCCTCTTGAAGCTGGTGGACGAGATGATGAGAGCAATTGGCTGGTTGCTCATCGGAAGTGCCACAGGGTTCATACTAGCACTGTTGATATGCCCCTGATTGCCAAAGTGCGCAGAAAGCACCAGAAGCATATTGGGGCTACTAGGTCCAAGTCCCCACTGCCAGGCGGGCGTCTTTCAAAGTGGAAGCGCCGCATGGATGGAACAGTGGTTTTGCGCAACAAAGGCGATGAAACATGCGATTCTTAGCAACCCTAAATATGCCAGGGGTCAATGGCACGGATACCCACCAGCTAACTTTTGATCATCCATCAAACTCACAAGAGGAATTGTGTGCTTTGTTGAACAGGCAAGAGTTCATCATCTTTCGCATGTTCTATCGGAGGCAAAACATGGATGGGGAAATATGGTTTCAAGATCGCGGAGAGATCATCATCAACACATCCTGGATTGGCAAGATCCAAGAGTACATTGACTTTGATTCCGACAAGGAAGCAGACGTTCAAAAGCGTACCTTTAAGCGTCCAAACAACCGCAACTTCTAATCAAAGGGGATATCAATGAACTACTACGACATAATGAGAAACGCAGCAGAAGTCTTTAATGAGAGAAACCCGAAATATGGAGATATGCGTGTTGGCATGAACAACGTGGCCCAAATCGCAAGCATCATCACTGGCATCGAGCTGACTGCCCATGATGTAGCACTGGTGCTGCATGCCGTGAAGTTGTCACGCCTTGGCGGGGATAGAAAGAATCCCGATCACTATATCGACGGGGTCAATTATATGGCTTTTGCCGGTGAGCTGATCACTGAAGAGAGTGATCCGTATAATTTGGAGAAGGCTGTTCATGTGGCCGTATCTACGCCTGAGGAAGAGCCTGTAGGTGAGTTCAGGTGATGGAAGACATAGATGAAAAGATGATTGATTTATGGCAACGGGGCCATACAGCTAAACACATAGCTAACGAACTAGGACTCACCCGCAACACAATTGCGGGTAAGCTTTACCGCTTTAAACTATCTGGGCGCATAGACAAGAAAAATATTGATGAGCGCCTGCTTGCCATCAAGGAGCAGGGGAGAAAAGCTAATGCTGGGCGATCCCCCGAATTAGCTAAGCAAATGTCCGCAGATGTCACTCTCTATAAGATAGAAGACAAGCTCATCCCGTTGGCCAAGGTGGAAACAGCTTCGGTTGGGAAGCCTTTAAACCTCATCGTGTGCAAGGAAGTGCCCGCGCCAGTGGGTAAGCCCATAAGTTTCGAGCAATTGACTTTACGATCATGTCGGTATGTCATCAATAACGGTGATGTGAAAGATTTTCTATTCTGTGGAAAGCCAAAAGAGCGCGGATCCTACTGCGAAGAACATGCAAAATTGTGCTACTACACACTCATAAGGACTCCCAAAAATGAAAGTAAAACTCAATCTTCCTGAGATGCTAAGCGGGTCCAATGCTGGCACCATCCGGCAATATGCATCAGATCAAAGAGGATCCGAATACTCTGAGGGATTTACTGGCGACAAAATGAGCCCGCTGACTTCACACATTGAAGGGGCTATGGGCGAAGTGTGTGTAGCCAAGGTGCTGAACATCCATTTCCCTGGTGGCATTAACACCTACGGGAAGCCGGATCTTGGTGATGACATAGGAGTTCGCACCACTAACAGAGAAGACTATGGACTCCTAATTTACCCAAA